ATTTTCATCTATACCTACTGACTTCAAAAATCTATCAATATTTCTTTTTTGAATTTTATTGATGTCATTTATTGTTTTATTTTTGTTATGTAGTTCAGATATTATGTACCCTACATCCATAAAGCGTGTGTATTTATTTGTCCATTCATCACCAATAATAGACCCTTTGTGATATTTAATTAATAGACTTGTAAAACGTTCCAGTTGTTCTTCTGACATTTTATGTAATCCGTTTTTCAAGCTATCTCTTACATATCGACTATATCCAGAAATAGGATATTGCTCTGGTAATAACTCTGTTTCATTTGGTATTTCTACTTTAAATAAACTGCTTTTGTTAGAACCTTGTGCTTCACTCAATACCTCTTTATATAGTTTGGATACTTTTTTATCTTTAGCAAAATACAAGCCCCATCCATGTGCTTGATTACCCTCACCAGTACCAATAGCACCTAAATCAAATGTGTCAAAGTCATGTGGTGAACCATGCCATGCTGATTGATAATATTGATAATTATATTTCTTTCGGAGCTTGTCTAAATCATTTTCGTTTGGTATACTATTAATAATATTAGACCAACTAACACTCATTTGTCCGCTTGATTGGACGTTATTGACTGTTAGTTGGTTTATTTTTTTTGTATTAACATATAACAAATCACCATTATTTATCGCATTAGAGTACCATGTAGTATTAACTCTAGGGAATATACTTTTAACCCTAGTTTGATAGCTATTTCTTCCGCTTTGAACATCAAAAACCAACGGCACATGAACAAGGTTATTTTGCGTATCTCTTAATTCAACAACGGCAATAATTTCACCTTTTACCGATGCATTAGCAACAGGGTCAAAGTTTTTGAATATTGCAATCGGATTAGATAACGCACCCGGTAATTGTTTCATAACATTCAAGTCAAACTTATGTGCATGCTTAGTGGAAAATACTTTATTAAGCATTTTCGTTGTTATATAAACATCACCAGTTGTAAATTTGTAGTCAGGATCTTTAATTGTGCTAAACACTAAAGGTGCTGACATTATTTTATTTACACCTTGTTTAAGCGTTCCGTTTTGTAAATCAGTTAGCGTTTTTCCCCATTGAGTTATATCGGCTTGTAATTTTTGATGCATTACCAATGGTTGTGCATACCCTTTATGGTTTTCTAAAACAGCATTCATGTTGATACGCACACTATCACGGAAATAATCCATAGCGGTATAACTGCCTTTGCCCATTTGTCGCATATATTGTGCCATTATATCAGCGTGTTGTGCCATCAATAATGCATTTGCTTTTGCAGTTTCACGTTGTTTTCTATTCGTGCTTTCGCTAATAGCTTTAACTACTTCGTTGTATACATCATATCCACTTTTAGATAATTGCATCCGTAATGCTATGTCATTATTCGCCAATTCAAAGACTTTATCTTTCATAGCCTCTAAACTTTCGATTTGCATCAACATATGTTCCATATCTGCATAATGTGCATCAGATTGTGCTAATGCATCAGCGTTACCATCAAGACTTGCCGTTGTAGTTGCTCGGCTATACTCATATGCTGCTCGTCTACGTTCTGCATTGGTACGTGGTGCTTTACCACCATTGTTAGCTTTATAATCAACTAACCATTGTGGTTCAACACCAGTACTTACCGCATCATTGATAGATTTATCTGCATTGTCAAAATCACTAGCATAGTTTTCTCTATACTGTTCTTTTAACGTATGCAATAAATTATTAAAGTTACGTTTAATGTTTGTAGGGTCTACCAATACTTCATTAAGTACTTCACGATCTATATCACTTGCACCATCAAATTCATTACGAATAATATCATCCTTGATACGTTCCGCTCGTTTAGATGTATCATCTTTCAATACAGATTTAGCTACATCTACTTCTTGTTTTGCACGTTCTAGTGTAGCCAATGACATGCCACCACGTGTAAAGTAAGAGGTTTGTTTCAATGCATCTACAGTTTCATCTGATAGGTTCATAGATACTTGTGCATAGCTACCAATAGGAATTTCAACCGGTGCATCTGCCTCGATAGCTGCTTTTACTTCCTCTTGTGTTACCAAGCCATTATCAACCATATCACGAATTGCAAGTTGTCCGTTTTCAGATTGTACCAATTCCGCTACATCTACATATTGAGTAGATACACCAATCTTATCGCCCTGTGCTTGTACGATTTTTCCGTATAACTCAGGGTTTTCTTTTGCAATCTTATTGGTAGTGCTATCTTTACGAACATTATCCATAATAACTGCGCCATTGCGGTTTTGCTCTGCAATGATTGCTGCTTGTTGTTGTTCAGGTGTTAGCTTTTGGAAATCACGAAATGCCTTTGCAGTACGCACACCACCTACCGCACCACCGATAGCACCAAAACCGATTACCGCTGGCAATGCTTGTTTCATTGCATCTAATGAACCTATAGCAATATCACCTACGCTATAATAACCCTCTAGGTCATTATCCTTGCGTGTTAGGTTGTGTTGTACCTTTTCGTTTATATCTTGCAAGCCCTCTTCAAAGAGTTCAGGTACACCAGCTTTAATAGAGTTTTTAGCCATCTGTGCAACAGTTGTTCCAATACCTCTATCAAAGGTTTTGACTGTATCACCAACACCTGCACTAATAGCTTTTGCAATCATACCTTTAGGCGCTACTGCTTTAAAGGCTTTACCCATGGTTGCAGTTGCTGCAAACTCAATACCAGCATCAATAGCAGCATAAGACATAGCATATTGATTAGCCTCTTGGTCTGTGTATACTCGGTTGCCGTTCGCATCTTTCTTTTGAGTGAGTTCAATGTACTTATTGCCAAATGACATTTTGTACATATTGTATGCCATGTCAGCACCGCCACCCCATTTAGCACCAGTAGCAGCACCAACACCTGCACCCACACCCTCTGTAGCTAAACCACCGATTAATGCACCAGCAACTGCACCAGCTACCGCACCTATACCGCCTTGTTTAGCCATCATATAGCCTTGTCCAGCGGTTTCACCGATTACAGATTGTGCTACATCTAGTCCATCTGCATGACGATAATTTGAAAGGTTAGTTTGTAATCGTTGAATTTCGTTTGTTAATTCTTCGATTTTCTTAGGGTCTGTAGTGTTGGATAATTCATAACCAGCATCGCCCAATTTCATCTGATCATTGATAGACCATATATTCTGTTGAATGCTATCCCATATACCATGAGTAGACTTGATGGACTGCAAATTCTCTAAGCTATACATAGCTTCTGATTGTGAACCATATTTCACTTTGTATAACTCTGGGTACTCATCATATAGCGATTGTACTGTTCGCCCTCTATCTACTTGGTTAGCAAGATAAGCTGCTCTCGTGAACCCTGTTTCACCACTATTTAAAATAACATCAGCTCCGATGTTTAGTTTATTAGCATAGTCTAGTGCTGCATTAGCTTTCACAGCATCACTACTTGCATAGATAAAACGTGCTGATGCAGCTTGCAAGGCTGGGTTATTTACAATAGGGTTTTCCTTTAAAGCCTCACCAATGGTTGATACAGTTTGTAAAGTTCTATCCTTACCGCTACCAGTTGTATCGACTAGATAAGGTGCATCTGCTAAACCGCCTAACGCATTACCTACTTGTTTTACTGCATCTACCGCATTACCTACAACTCCATTAACAGGTGTGCCTAATTCTCCATGATCGCCATCCTTGTTAATAAATGGGTTGATTTTCTGTTGTTCTATTTTCCATGGGTTATTAGACATATTTCCACCTATCCCTCAATATTATACCTAGCATGGAATGTACCCTCATCTATATCTTCAAAATCACCATTAGACTTATAAAGTCTTACATAGTGTGTATCTCCAAGTACTTTCCAATCAACCACACCATCACCAGCCAATATAGCCATTGATGTATTAGTTTTATAATTATCTCCATCTTGCCAAAAATGTTCTACATTTGTAGTTTGAATTACTGTCTGCCCTGCTATTTCATGTGCAGCCCAATCTAACTCACCAGTTGTTGGTTCTCTCCCCTCGGCTGCCACAAATTTAGCTTTCCACGCACCCATCTGTTGTTTAAAGCCTATCCGTGCTAACCCCTTTTGTTGTTCGTTCATGTTCTCCAAACTATCATTAAGAACATAATTCACACCAGCTAACTCTGGTGCATAATCACCAGTTCCGTTATCACGGTCATTAAGAGTTTTACGCAATGAGTTGTATTGCTCTAACGATAAATTAATATGGTTATCATCAATAAACTTAAAAATTTCTGATTGAGGTTTGTTATTTCCAAGCATGGAACGAATTTCATTCATTCCCCATGATTGGTTAGCAGCTTGTTGTTCTCTTTCATTTGCTCTCATGAATTGATTTCTTTGTGAACCAAATGCTAGTGTCAATTCTTTGTTATCACCAATAGCATTATCTAAGAAATTAGCCATTTCACCACTAGATGCACCATTCTTACCCATTTCTATTAGTTGTAGTTGAATAGCCTCTTTTTGCCGTGCTAGTGCCTCCGCTCTTGCTTTCTTACGCTTTGATACTTCCACCTTATAGGCTTTCATATACTCTTCTCGTTTTTGTAAGAGTTCGCCATCTGTATAGCCTTTAGCACTACCGCTAAACTTACCTACACCAACGATTGGATATATATCAGTACTTACGATAGATACACCACCGCTACCAGCTTGTGCAACTTTACCATCACCCATATAAACACCTACATGAGTTACACCTTTATAGGCTTTATCGTCAGAATTAACTGCACTTGGATCATCACTAGTTGCCCATCTAGCCTCATTACTTGGAACGTGCCAAAATACTAAATCGCCCTTTTGTGCTTGCGATATATCATGTATAAGTTTACCCTCTTGTTCAGCTTGCAAATACTGCCCATCTGCGGTGCGGTAGTTAAGGGTAACACCTGCCTTTGCGGACACATCAAGTGTAAACTTACCACAATCTGTACTTTCACCACCATCACCGCCAAGTAAATATGGCTTACCTAACTGTTCATTAACTGCACTATCAAGTGCAGCTACATTTAAATTTCCGCCTTGTCCAGCTTTAGGTAGACTAGCAATAAATGCATCAGCACCTTTTTCTATACTAGCATCATCTTCACCATAGGTATCTACATCACCTACAATACGTTTGTCGATTGTTTGTTGTGTATTAACTTTATCGATTGCTACCGCTGCTTTAGATAGTACACCCTCACTTACACCCATTTCTCGTAGTGCTGCGATTGTTTGTGGACCTGCGGTAATATCATTTCGTGTTACTGTTTCATCAATGATTGCAGCACCTACTCGGTCTGCCACTTCTTGATATTTAGCTTTTACAAACTCTTCGCCACGTTCACCATACATAGTTTCGATGCTACTCTTAATGGTGCTTAGTGAATTAGATACAATGTTAGGGTTGTTATAGCCTAGTACTGCAATCTGTTCAGATGATTTCACATTGTTATTGAATGTTACATCCTTGTATTTTTCACGTTCAGAGCGCTCATGTACTTGGACACGCATATTATTAGCGTGATAATCTTTATCCGCCATTTGTAAAAATCGTTCACGCAATCGCTTATTGTTAGGTAAATTACTTAATACCTCTTGTCTGATGTTATATTCACTTTCATTAAATAGTTGTGTTACATTAGCAGCGCCATTTAACTCTTTATGTAAAATACCAGTTTCTTTATTGGTCAATTCATGCGATATACGATTTTTATAATCTGTTTCAGCATTCATGTATGCGATGTTTAAATCTTCATCAAGTCGCTTTTGCATCTGTTCGTTAATGTTATCAATGGCATTAATTACACCTTTTAAACCTTGTTGATTTCCGCCAAACGCTAATTCATTACCAGTAGCTTGCACACCACCGCTAATTGTATTTAGTTTTTGTTCGCCATTGTAATTTACAAATCGCATTAGATACCCCACTTATTACTTTTGATAGTATTTCTTACAAACCTACCATCCCTAACCAAGTTAGATTGTTGAGATGCTTTTAAGCTAGGCGAATAATATCCACCGCTATTACTACTACCGCCATACTGACCTTTTAAACCATAGATACTAGATGCACCACTCAATATCGTACCTAGCATAGCCATTCTAGTTTGTGATTTAACATTGCTTGCAGCTGCTCGTGCGGTGCTTGCCTCGTTGCGGTAGTTCATGCCATTAAGATATTCATTGTAGATACTGTTATTCTTGTTAGTTTCCCAATTTTGAATATCCTTGTTATATTCGTCATAGCTAGATGCCATAAGTTGTAATGGTGTACCGCTCATAGCTAGACCGCCAGCACCAGTTTCTGCCACATTCTGACCTTGAATAAGTCGCATCTTATCTGACATTTTATCTCGCTCTTGCAAGGCTTGGTCTGCAATCTGTTCTTGCTTGCGATCACTAATACGTGCATTAGCCTCTGCTACCCTTGCTTGTTGATTGTACATTGCAGCTTGCGCCTTTCCCTGTTGATGTTGTGTAAACAACGTACCAACCATGCTTACTGCCGTTAATGCAATAGGGTTACACATTCGCATCCCCCTTTCTCAATGTGAATAAAACCATATCCCCATCGTTAATATCGTAATGAATAACCGCACCTAATGACTTTAGCCATCTAATGGTGCGGTAATTTTCTTTGTGTATGTAATTAAAAAGTACTTCCCTAGTTTGTAGCCATTCCCTAATGATATTTCTACTAACTTTTATGAATTGCTTTTGCAATGTCAAACTACGTTCAAAATCTTTACTCCCCAAAAAGTAAATACAATGCATCCCATTTAATGATGTGTTCGATACCCCATATACACATAATGGCTTGTCATTATCAGTAACAATTCGACTTTGATAATCTTCCCCAAGAATATCGTTCACAAAGTCATTTTCACTATAGTTTGAATTTTTTCGATTGATATATTTAACCTCTAAGGCATCTATCGAACGTAAGTTGATATATAAATCACGAATTAACGAAACGTGCTTAGAGTGGCAAATATTACATTCCATGAACATTTGGGAAACCACCACCAATTTCTACCTCTCTTGTAACCGATAACAGGTTAAATGGGAAAGGTTTTGAGTGTTTTATGCAAATTTCTGTATTTGTATTAACGCTAGTTGCTATCTTAGGTAACACAATTACAGTATCACCAGTAAATAGCGATTTAGGTTTCATAATTAAATCATCTACATCATCAAATGTTTTGCCAACGCTACCACCATATGAGCGATATAACCGCAACGCAACTCGTGACATAGTAATCAATCTACATTGCAACGTACCATCGTTTATTTGTTGTTCTACGCTAGGTATTTTAATTTTAGTAGTGTAAGGTAACCCAACAGTAATTACATTTGCTTTGCCGTCTAATTTAATAACACCAGTTGGTGGTACTACCCTAGATGGCATCTGTTGTCCATCAACTACTATGTCTACCATTTGCCCTACTAGATGAGGTGCATTGATGTAATCAGTCTTAATTGAATTAGCGACTTTAACATAGCAGTCTAGGAACACATCGGAGTTATCTTCTGTGTATAGCGGAATGCTACGTTCAATGCATTTAACATTTTTATTATTGATAACACGATCTACTACAAAATAGATTGTGTCTTGTTCGCCCTCTGCCACACTCTCTACATATCGGTATTTGCCATTAGTAACAAAGTGTGACCAACCATACACCTTTTGTTCAGGTATGTAGGTTAAGCAATTCAACTGCCCATCATCTCGAACGTAGTAAATAATACTGTCAGGGTCTTGTGCATATGCACTCGTTACTGCAACATGACCTTTAACCAATGTTTTAACAAACAATGTAAGGTCTTGCCCTGTGTAGTTGTCGCTCTCATAGCTATAACCCATATCACGAACAGTACCGCCACGCTCTTGAACGAACACACATCGGTTACCAATAAACTGTGGTTCACATTTTAACGCACCACGTTGTGTTTGTGTTTTCAAATAGCAGTTAGTAGGTGTAATTGTTTTACTACCATCAACTATCCATTCATTACCACTTGTTAAAACAATTAAGTCATTAGCTGGTACAAGGTGTCTAATTTCATACATCTTTCGGTTAATTACTGGTAATGTGATTGCACTATCATCTGTGATTGTACCGCCTACTTTTTCAACCCCAAAGTTAGGATAATCACCAGTACGGCTGAACCAAATGAAGTTAGGCTTGCTATCAGTAGCAGCAACTACAAATCGGTCTTGATAGAATGTACAAAGTTTCGGATAACCTCTGCCTCTATTCCAACTCCCCAATTTCCATTGATAACTAGGTTCACCCTCTTTAATACCATTCAGAACATTAACCTTTGCACTCTTAGCATTGGTTACGCTTTTAATCTCAACAACACCATATTGAGTGAATGGCATAATGGATAAGTCGCAATTAACAGAACCACTCTTAATATCAGATATGTATTTAAGCCTTGCACCAGCCTCTATCTTACCTGTATCAGTAACATTGTAGTCATTCTTAGATGTGTACGTTCTGTAGTCTTTCCAAGTCTGTCCGTCATTGTTAGAAATCTGTAACTTGACTGTACCTTCCCATGTACCATGTGTTGTGAACTTCCATGATAACTCGGTATCAGTACTAAACGCTCCAACATTGTAATTGATATTATTATAGGTCTTTTCTATAGATTGACCTTGCATATATCGTCTGACTTTTTTCTCTACAACTTCGCCAGCTGATTTAGTGTGTACCGCCTCAACATAATAAGCAATCTGAATTACACTACCTACCATATCAGATGTAAATAGATCTTTAGTCGATGTGATTGTATCACCGCTAACAGTCAATGTATGCCCATTATCGGTATTAATATCATCGTAAGGTTGCTCGGTTAGTTTGTATGCACTCATTCGCCAGTCAGTATCACTATATCGTGATAGCGTTTGAATAGGGTACTTACCACTACATATGAACATTACATCGCCACTTTGGATGCAGTTTAATTCGCCTACAATATCAGCCTCAAATGGTGTTTCTACTTCAACATTCGTATATACACCATTCCGCCATACCCTAACGTATCTTTCACCAAATTCAAGCATGAATGATTGATTTTTATTCGTGGTAAATTCAAACAGTCTAACAGGCTTATCATGGTATTTAGCGTAACCGATAAACTGTGAACCTTGCCTACGTGCCACCGCTCCATAAGGTCTAATCACCGCATTTTCAGCAAGCAATAATGCACTTTTATATTGTTCTAAGTCAAATCGACTAGATACATCTGGTGATACTTCACCAGTAGTAAATGCTACTTGTCCTATATACATCGGCATCTCACCAACTCCTTGCTTTCAAATAGCTAGATACATAAGGCATATCTAGTCTACGCTCTTTGGCACTCATAGATTTTGCCTCTTGTATTGCTGCTTGGTACAGTTTATACGATTGGTCAAACAAACCACTATTACCAGTTAGTGGCATAGCTAAATCAGATGCCATCTTACACACCAGCGCTTTAACGAATATAGGGTTTATTACATCAGCATCGGTAATATCGTACACATAATCAATGTGCATCAATGGTACATCAGATACAATGTACTTTGTATTGTTATCAGTTAGGTAAACATCATATTCACGTTGCTTTTCCGCTCGGTATCGTTCACCCTGTGGAATTACCGCAAGAATACGAACACACTTTTCAGGGTAAGCATAAACATAACCCCAACCATCAATCTTATGTTCAGATAGCACCGCTCGTTCACGCTTACGTGCAAAGTTCCATTCAAACTGTTCTAACAATACTCTACGTGTTAGATCATAATGCAATCTACATTGTCTAGCAGGTTCTGTTTCTTCTGTCATGGAACGGATGCGACCAGCATTGATAAGCGATAATGCTTGATTGCAAATATCAGTAGGTGTCATTTGTTCCACCTTTCTATAAAAAAAGAGGGATGCATAAGCACCCCTCGTTCAATTATTCAGCAGTTTCTTTAGCTTTCTTACCACGTTTGTTTGGTGTAGGCTCTACTGTTTCTTCTGTAGGTTCTACTGTTTCTTCTGTAGGTTCTACTGTTGGTTCCTCAACTTCAACTGGAATACCATCAAAAGTTTCATGACCAAACTGTTCAATGATTTCTGCAGAAACATCAATTTCTACACCCTCATCAACAACACCAAAATCGCACAAGTAAATTTTCTTTTTAGTTGTTACTAACATAGTTACCCCCATTAAATTGTATTCGCATCAAACACCAAGAATGCAGAAATAGCGCCAGCAGTCATATTGTTAGCGTTAATTCTGATATACTCTTTTGCACCTTGTCCTAAACGTGTAACAATCTCTGTACCTGCTTTAGCGTTTGCAGGCAACGTAATGCCATGAAGTAAAACTGCATTAGCCATATTTTCTTTATCAGAGGTATACACATTGAATAAAGGTGTACCAGTTACATCTTTTTCAAGGCGAATTACAAGCCAAGGTGCAACATATGCATTACCAGCACCACCATTATAAACAACGTCGGAATTTGTGTTTGTAGTAATATCTTTACGTAAGAAAAACGTATTATCTTTATCTAACATCATAAGTAGTTACCCCCTTAAATTATCGTACTTGTTGTTCGCCAATGATCAATGCATCAGTTCGTCTAACTGGTGTACCATTGAAATCAACTGTAATTTTACCCGGCTCTTCACCAGCTGCAGTTTGGTATTTATGCCCCTCGTTAAGTTGTTTACGCAAGAAACCACGAACAGTTTTATTCATGTACCAAACTGGTCTACCCATACCTAGGTTAGGCACTTTTTCTTCTGCATCAATCATTAGGTCGATTAAATCAGCACCAGTGGATGCATCCTTTTTAAGTTTAGTAACATCAATGTTTGCAATGCGAACCACATATCTCCAATCACGAACAGTTAAGCCGTTTTTCCATTGGTAGTGTGTTTGGTATGCTTTATACTTTTTACCCTCTGTTGTTGTTACATCAACAACACCATCATCTTCCATTTCAAAGCCAGCTTTAGAACCTTTTGGATAAATACCATGTACTGTATTAGGACTCCACACCACAAGCCAAATAGATGTTAAGTTCGCACCAGTACCGCCAGCATCAATAATGTTTTCACCACTTTTAGCGGTTTTGTCAGAATAACGTGGTGTCAAACCAACAAACTTTTCTGGCATTGCTTTAGAACCATAGAATAGAGTGGATGCCATTTCTTGGTTCATTGCTTCTAGGAATGCACGATCTTCTTGTAAACGGAATTCTTTTGCGTTGTTAGCAATCTTTGCCAATTCACGGTCAACAACTGCATACGCCTCTAGCATACCGCAAGTGTCAGTAGCTTGTGCAGTTGCAGATTTACTAGGTTCTACACCATCATTAAACACACGCCATGCAACTTTAGGTAAGCCAGTTCGTACTGTAGATACATTACCAGTAGGTAAGTTACCCTCTAGCATAGTCATATCTGTTAAAACTTCGTTTGTTTGGTTCATCATCTCAACAATTTTGTCAAGATTACCATCACCTGTCATACGTTTTGCAACGTCTAAAATAGTTGGGTTCATAGTTCCGATTGCCATTAATTAATCTCCTTTTACATATCCTTATAAATTCGATTTGCTAATTCTTGTTCAGTTGTAATTTCTGTAGCTGGCTTGCTATTGCTTGTATTGCTATCTTCACCAGCCATGCCAGCGATCTGCGCAAACAACTGAATTAACTCAACACGATTTCCTAAACCATTTTCAGCTAAAATTTCACGAATGTTTGGGATAGATTTTTCTACTACTTCTACACCTGCGCCTGCCTTAGCTACAGTTTCATCGTATTTATTACCTAATACCTCTTTTGTGTGTTCTACGTAGTTGTTATACTGTTCTACCAAAGCCTCTTGCCTTTTAGCTTCATAAGCAGTTACAAGATCAGTAGCATACTTGTTACCAAATTTAGCTAACTCTACCGCCTGCTCTTGCGTAGCACCTACACCATTAAGCATTTTAGAAAACTCATCTGCGATTGTTTGGTCTACTTCACCACTTTCAAATGCTTTTGTGAAATCATAAACAACAGGTTCTGCAGGTGGTTCTTGGTTACCGCTTGTGTCAGTACCACCACCTAAGATTGTTCCTTGTTGTTCTTGTGTATTCGTGTCTTGTGGTGTACCACTTTCCGCACTCATTGTGTTATCATTCGTGCCTTGTTCTAATTCTTCTGCCATGTGGTTTATTCACCTTTCTCTTTTAATGCCTCAAATAATTTTTGTTGTTCGATATATTCCAGTTGTGCTTGATGATATTTCTTTACACCCTCCACACCATCACCAATTTGTCCTAGCATATTCATGTATGCTAAACCTACTTTTCGTTTACCCTCGTTAAAGAATGTTTCAGAATTACCAGTAAACGATTGTTTCAATATGTCGGTTCGGTCTAAAAGCCTACAAAAAAACCACCTACCAAGTTCAGTACTTAGTACGTGGTTAAGTGCATCAATATCACGATCACGAATATATTCTTGTTTTGTTTTACTCATCTACACCCCCATACCCATTAATTGTTGCATTACTGGGTTTCCATCATTGGCTGCATCTGTTGCTTGTTTAGCAGCACCAGCCATTTGAGGTGCTAATTGTGCCATTTGTAATGCTTGTGCTTGTTCTTCTTGCTCTTGTTGTGCTTGTTCTTGTTCTTCCATAAGTGCTTTATACTCATCATTGGAACGAATAACCTTAATTGGTACACCAAGATTTACACCATAGATGTCAGCTGCCTCTTCAAAGTTGAATTTCTGAACGATGTTAGCATTGCCCTGTGCTAATGACATGATGAACGCATAGTACTGTTCAATATTAACCAAGGATGACATTTTCTGTGCTTGTGCTAATGGTGAAATGTATTCAATCTTCACATCCAAACCATTTAGCATTTCCGCTGCTTCATCGTCAATCGGTGGAAATATTCCAGCTCTATCCAAGATGCCATAAGTACGTTCAATGATTGGGTTCAAGAACTCACTTTGTAAGCGTTCAACTACAGGACCTAATTGTTGCATCTTTTCTTGTGTACGCTCCATAACCTCACGTGCGGTCATTTTCCCTGCATCAAGGTTATCAAGCATCAAGAATAAGTCAGCACTATAGGCACGTTTAATACTTTCAGATACAAACTGTATCTTAGCTTGTACATTCGCAACATCAATGCCTACATTAAAGATTGGTTCTACCTTTTCGTTAGTATCAACTTCAGTTACACCGCCCGGAAATAGATTTACGCTACCAATAACACCAGATGATGCACTCATAGGTGGTTTAATACCCAGTTCAATAGCCGTTACTAAGTCTTTCTCTAAGAGTTGTAACATCTGTGCATCTGACTGTGCGAACCATGCACACCCTTTACCATAACCGCTTAGATCATGTGTAGTGTGTCTTGCAATCGGTATCGCCCACTCCTCAAACCCACTATGTCGCAAAATTTCATCTGTGTTGCTATCCTCGCACCAGTAGATAGATGAATAAGGCATATTCTTATTGCCTAGTTTTCCGTTGCGGTCTTTGTTAGGCAATACAAACCAACATACAATAAATGTACTTGCATTACCCTTACCCTCATCATAAGCACGTTTAACTTTATCAGGGCAAGCGTTATACCCAAATTCCTCAACCAACTGGTCAGCAGTCATTCGGTACTTGCGACCAAATGTATTTACATCACCATTACTACCACACTCTAATGCATATGTACCAATAGGATAAGATGTAAATCGTACACCTACTTTTGCATCTGGCATGATACTCATAGGCGATTGACCAAACGGCAACTCCATATAGGTTTGGTGTACTGTGTTATAAAAGTTAGACTTAGCAAATACTGCGTACAATATTTGTTCTCTATCATCTAACACTTCCGCTACCTTACTATTAGCAGCTAATTCAGCATTCTCTAACGTGAGTTTAAACCACTTTCTACTAGGCGGTGTCATACCGCTCATAACGCCACTAGCGAATATTTGGCAACTTTCCCAAGCTACACCGTTATTAATTTTATCGGTGTAGACTTTCGATTGGTCTTGCTCATCATCGAACACCCCAAGGAAAGGTAGTTGATAATCTCGAATATCTTTCCACCTAGAAATGTACTTTTGACGATTATCGAACATCGCATTAAACTTCGCCTTAATTTTCGTGTAATCACGTTTTTTAGGTTCAGTATTAGTTGGTTGCCTTGCAAGCGTTGATAATATAGTACCTTGCATCTTTAACCCCCTAATGTGTTCTTAGTGCCAGCTGGTGCGGTAGAAAGAATTGTGCTATCAAAGCCTTTCTTATTCTTTTTCTTTTTAGAAAACCACTCTTCACCGGTTACCTTTGTAGCATCATCAGTTTGTACTGTTGGTGCAGGTGCTGGTAATGGTGTGTTCGGCATCCTATTTTTCATGCACATTTAATCACCCCTTATCTTTTAAATGGATCATACTCAGTGTTAGCATGAACCCTACTCCCAACATTCACTTTTTTAGTGACCCTGAACGCAAAGGTCAAGGCTAATGCATCGCCCTTATTCGGTGATGGTAAGCCACGTTCTTTCATATCCTTTTTACTTTCAAGTTGTATTCGTCCATTCTTATCAATGATAGCCTCAGGTCCTACAATATCATCATAGAGTGCTTGGTCATTAGGTGGAATAGAACCCCCCTCTTTTAGCCATTCTTTCATCTCACCCCATATATACGCTCTCATATTGAGATACATATTATTAGGGCTAGCACCACCAAAGGCAACTAACCGCCATCGTCTACCCATTGACTTACCGATACTATAAATACCTGTGCCGTACCCTTGGTCTATGAATACTGCATCAGCTTTGTACTCATCCTCTAGTTGTGCAATGAGTTGTGCCATTCGCATATCATCGTCATTCTTTTCAATCGTTGCCAAGCACTTCATAGAGTAGCCATTACGCATTACGATTTCTAATGTATCACCGCCAGTCCATGCAGGGTCTACACCGATTATTACAGGCAGGTTGTTAAACTCACCAACTCTGTATACTCTCTTCTGTGCTTCATCTGCTATTGATGCGGAGATAAACTGTGTATCAGATGCACTAGGGAATAACCCTCTTACACGCACCTTTACAAAGTCGCTATCCTCACCATGAATATCTACCCATTCTTGCAATTTAGCCTTGTTTGAAATCTTAACCGTTCTACTATCAATCTGATATGTAGTCCAGTAGTTACGATGCTTTCTAAAACATTCTCTAAACCTGCCACTATTACGTGTAGGGTTACCAAAAACACACCATATGATTTCCGTTTCCTTATCTGTTAATGCACCCTCTGTTACTTCCCATATCTTATCGGAAATAGCTGATGCCTCATCGAATATGATAAGTATTCTGTTACCTTGATTGTGCAAACCAGCGAATGCCTCTGGGTTGCTTTCACTCCACGGAATAGCATCTATCCGCCACGTTTTCTCATACTGTTTATCAGCACTAAACAATGCAGTAGCAGTATAGGTGAA